GCACAATGGCTTCAATGTATCTGAAGATGATGACGGTATGGAAAAGGACGGATACTAATATGAAATATATCTTTGTTGTAGGAGCTCCTGGTTCTAAGTGGAGCAGTGTATGTAAAAATATTTACTTTAGCGACTCTATAGATCAGAGTGACTATAGCAAAGATAGAGAATATTGGCATGATGCTGATGGTGGCAAGATGCATCTGATGCATATTGGTGCTTATTATGATCCAGGCATGGAGTTTGGAGATTGGTTTGATGAACTAGACAAGCATACTAAAGAAGAATGCGAAGCAGAGTTTGACAAGCCTTTCTCAGGTGATGGTGTGCGAGTTGTTAAGAGCCATGTGTTCGCACATCACATCAATTTTATTAAAGAACATTGGCCAGACTGTCCTATTGTCTTAGTTCACAGAGACGATGACGCATGTTTAGGCTGGTGGGTAAGATGCGGAGAGTTCGATATTACATATCCTCTCTATCATAAATACTATCAGAACTTAAAAGAAATGGGTAAGATAATTAATCATCAGAACAAAGATATTTTAACTGCCTGGTATCAGTTTAAAGGCAAAGAAGTCTATAATAATGTTCAATTGGCTGAATGGTTGCATATCAATATTCCCCCGGAAAAATATAGACAAAATTATAATCAAAAAAATGTTAAGGTAAAAGTATTATGACACAAAGTAGTTGGGAACAGTTAAAATTAAGAAGTAACTATCATTTTGATCCTGAAGTAATGGATCCTCTTTATGACACAGTAGATAGAGTAGGACAATTACATTTAGCACTAGAACAAGCACAGTTAGATTCACTTGTTGAAGAATCACAAGAAGCAACATGGCGTACTAGAGGCAATCCTAAGAAAGAATCTAAAGTCAGAGGTGAAGATGAGTTCATACAAGAAGATTATGACTTAGAAAAGACAGGATATGGTAAAGATTATGTTGTAAGCAATCTTAACTGGGAAGTACCTGCTAATTTACAAGCAATTGCAGAATCATTTGGCTTAGATGATATGATGACTAGAGTGCATGTACAGACTCCTGGTCAAGTATGGAACTTGCATATGGATAAGTTAGAAAAATGGAACTTTGAAGACCCAAGTACTGTAGAAAGATACATGATTCAACTATCTGATTGGAGACCCGGTCAATGGTTCAGTTATGGTAACTACACATTTGAACATTGGAAAGCGGGTGATGTAACTACATTCAAATGGCAAGACGTGCCGCACTCAACAGCAAACGCTGGACATCATCCTCGTATAACTTTACAAGTTACTGGTGTGCGTACTGAAAAATCTAAAGAGTTTATAAGAAAATTAAGAAAGGGAGAGTTATAATTCTTATTGAAAAATATGAGGATTCTTTTCACCGTATATTTTAATATACTTACCAGCAACCATATCTGCGGCCGCTTCAATTGGTGATCCCGGATAACTACTACCAGGTTTGATTAAGTCTTTTTCGCCTTGACGAATATGAACTAGTTCATGGAAAACAGTTCTCATAATATCAATCAAGTTTCTGTTACCATAGACCCAAATTTCATCTGAACCTACTTCATGTCTTCCTGTATGATGACCTTCTTGTGCTTCTTCAGTATCATAACTGATTACAATCTTAGGCATGTTCTCAATCTGTAGACGTTTACCCATCCAATCAGCACCTTTCTGTGCTTCATCTTCAATGTTTAGACCATCATCAAACATTTGATCAGATGCAGTTAATTGCTCTCTTGCCTTATGTGCCTGTTTAGAAGCCTGTCTGGCATTGTGATAGATTTTACCTTTTTCGTCTACATCGTACTGATCACTTTTAATCTTTGGAAGTCTATTCTCTAAGTCATCTAGTGGTGATTCTGTGATAAATTGAAATGCTCTCATAGTATTATTTATCAAAAAATGCTTTTGGGAAAAGTTTTACTTGACTTTGACCGCATTAAATATTATAATAAACAGTGAAAGACAATAAGCATAATGAACGAATCTATTACAATGAGAACGGTATGATAATCCCACATAGTGAAAAAGCAGAACATATAATCTGGGAACTTGAGTACGAAATGAATCACCCTAGAAATAGCGGTTATACAGGTTCTGATATGAAGAAACGATTATGGGATATCAAAATGAAAGTAGACAAGGCATTAAAAAATGCACCTGTGTATGTCGGTGATCCTAACTATGAAGAACTTTATCTAATCGAAAAAATAAAGGATACTGTATGAAGTTAGGAATTATTGGTAATGGGTTTGTTGGCTCAGCAGTAGCACATGGTTTTGAAATAGATACAGAACAATTTATAGTTGATCCTAAGTTTAATGCTAACACACTATCAGACTTAGTTAATTGGGACGCAGAAATTACATTCGTATGCGTACCCACTCCACAGCAAGACAGTCACTTAGATGTTGACACTCATATAGCACGTAACGTATTGAAAGAACTACATGAGTTAGAATACAAAGGTGTTGTAGTAGTCAAATCAACTATCACTCCGCATCATCTAACGCAGTTTAAGACACTTTACAGCAACTTACGACTAGTATATAACCCTGAGTTCTTAACTGAAGCAAATAGCAAACAAGAGTTTATTAATCCACATATGCAAATACTCGGTGGAGAGTTACTAGACTGTATAGCAGTTGAACAAGCATATATCAATCATAGTAAAGTAAAGATCGTACCCACATTTAAGACAGACTTAACAAGTGCTAGTATGATCAAATACACAATCAACAGTTGGTTAGCAACGAAAGTATCATTCTTCAATGAGTTATTTCATCTACACCAATCAAGCAATGCAGAGACTACATGGGAGCAATTCACAGACATGTTGAAACGTGACCCAAGAGTAGGTGACAGTCATATGCAAGTCCCAGGACCAGACGGTCAGTTCGGATTTGGTGGACTTTGCTTACCCAAAGATACTAAAGCATTGCTATATTATTCTAAACTAGAGGGTGCGCCTCTAGAATTGTTAGAACAAGTTATCACACAAAATGATGACACTAGAAACGGGTAATTACGCCCATAATATGCTTGACAGTGTACAGATAATCCTGTATACTATGCATATAGATTTACATTCAATTACAGGAGAAACAAATGGCAGCAAAATACTTTAACCCAGAACAGGTCAATAAAATGAAGCAACTAATCAACGAAGGCATGGGAGTCATGCAAGAAGTTGAAACGCTGAATGGTGGTCTTTCTGATACAGTAAAAGCAATCGCAGAAGAACTTGAAATCAAGCCTTCTATTCTAAAGAAAGCAATCAGAATTGCTTACAAAAGCAAACTAACTGATACGAATGCTGACCACGAACAATTAAACGATATCTTGGAGACAGTTGGTAGAACTCTTTAATGGCGTATATCGATGCAATACACGATAAGTCTGCGGAAAAAATTCATGTCGTAGAACGAGGTCCGAATGGTGAAAGGATATTCAAAGAATATCCTACTAACTATGTGTTGTATTATGAAAACGCTAAAGGTAAACATCGTTCATTATATGGAACCGCTGTTACTAAATTTTCTTCTAGGAAACAAGCAGAGTGGGAAAGAGAGAAACGTATGCATTCTGGCAAACGTTTGTTTGAATCTGATATTCCTATTGTCTTTCGATGTCTGAGTGAAAACTATCTCGGCATAGAGGCTCCAAAACTACACACATGTTTCTTTGATATTGAAGTTGACTTTGATCCAGCTAGAGGATTCTCTCCTCCAAGTGATCCATTCAATCCAGTTACTGCTGTCAGTTTATACTTAGACTGGCTAGATCAATTGATCTGTTTAGCAGTTCCCCCTAAGCATATGACATATGAGACTGCCCAAGAAGCAATTGCAGACTTCCCGGATACTCTTTTGTTTAGAACAGAAAAAGAATTGTTTGATGCATTCTTTGCTTTGATTGAAGATGCAGATGTTATGTCGGGTTGGAACTCAGAGGGATATGATATTCCTTATATGGTTAATCGTGTAACAAAAGTTATGAGTAAAGATGACACTCGTAAGTTCTGTTTACTAGGACAGTATCCTAAGAAAAGAAAGTATGAACGATTTGGTAAAGAAGAAGAAACATTTGACTTAGTAGGTCGTATTCATTTAGATTATCTTCAACTCTACAAGAAGTACAACTACGAATCTCGTCACAGTTATAAACTAGATGCGATTGGTGAGTTAGAAGTAGGAGAGAAGAAGACTGAGTATGAAGGTTCACTCGATCAGTTATACAACAAAGACTTTAAGAAGTTCATTGAGTATAACAGACAGGACACAATGCTACTCAAAAAACTAGATGACAAGTTGCAGTTCTTAGAACTTGCTAACCAACTAGCACATGAGAATACTGTATTGCTTCCGACTGTCATGGGCTCAGTTGCTATGATTGAAATGGCTATTATGAACGAATCACATGAACGTGGCATGGTCGTACCCAACAAGATAAGATCAAATCTTAATACAGTTAGTGAGGGTCAAGCGGCAGGTGCTTATGTTGCAACTCCTAAGAAAGGATTGCATGAATGGATCGGCTCTATAGATATCAACTCTCTGTATCCTTCAGTTATTCGTGCTTTGAACATGGCTCCAGAAACAATCGTAGGGCAAGTACGACACACTCTTACAGAACATTACATGGATGAGAAAGGTCTTGCACTTGCAAAGAAAAAGCCTAGATATAAAGATGGTGATGCTCCAGTAGAAGGTCCTGTCTTATGGGAAGGACTGTTCGGTTCACTTGAGTATACTGCAATTCTAAATCAGGAACGTGGCACAATGCTAACCATTGATTATGAAGATGGTAGAGAAGCGGAAATGAGTGCGGCGCAGATATGGAAGATGATTTATGATTCTAACAATCAATTTATTCTCAGTGCTAACGGTACAATCTTTAGATCAGACACAGAGGGTGTAATTCCTGGATTGTTATCTAAATGGTATTCTGATCGTAAGATTATGCAGGCTAAACTCAGAGAGTCTACTACAAAGAAAGACATAGACTTCTGGGACAAACGTCAGTTAGTTCGTAAGATTCTACTTAACTCTGCATATGGTGCACTTTTGAATGAGCATTGTCGTTTCTATGATAAACGTATAGGACAGTCGGTAACGTTAACAGGACGAAGTGTGACAAAACATATGTCTGCTTATGTTAATGAGATAATGACTGGAGTATATGATCACACAGGCGATGCAATGATCTATGGTGATACTGACTCCTGTTACTTTAGTGCTTGGCCTATGCTACAAGAAGACTTACCAAAAGATATGTCATTAGAAGACAAGAAGCAAACATTTATCGATTTGTACGAAAGCATGTCTGACCAATGTAATATATCGTTTCCTGGCTTTATGGAGAATGCATTTCATTGTCCACGTGAGAAAGGTGAGATTATCAAAGGTGGTAGAGAAGTCTGTGGTGACAGAGGCTTATTCATTACTAAGAAAAGATATGCAATCAATATCTATGATGCTGAGAACAAACGTACTGATGAAGAAGGTGCTATGTATGTCAAAGCAATGGGACTCGATCTCAAACGTGCAGATACTCCTAAGTATGTACAAAACTTTCTATCAGAAGTGTTAGAGATGACTCTTTCTGGATTAGGTCGTGATGACATCATTGAAAAGATTAAAGAGTTTAAACATGTATTAGGTGAGAAGGATTCATGGACAAAAGGTTCTCCTAAAGGAGTAAACAAGTTGACTTCTTATACACAATTAGAAAAGAAATCTAAGACTGGTCGTGCAAACATGCCTGGTCATGTGAGAGCGGCAATGAACTGGAACACACTCAAAAGAGTACACGGAGACAACTACTCTATGG